TTTCCGTACCTAGAAGAGCATGGTATTAAGAAGATCATACATCTAGGTGATTACTATGAAAACCGTACTTCAATTAATTTTAAAGCACTGTCGCACAATCGCCGAATATTTCTTGATGAGTTGCGTATTCGTGGCATACACATGGATATTATTCCAGGTAATCACGATGTTTATTATAAAAACACCAATAACTTAAACGCTCTCAAAGAATTGCTAGGGCATTATATGTCAGAGGTTAGAATCATTGAGAAGCCGACAGTGGTTGACTATGATGGTATGAAGTACGCACATATACCATGGATTAATCCTGAGAACGAAGAAAAGACGCGCTACTTTCTCAACACTTGTAAGGCTGATGTGGTAGGTGCTCACTTAGAACTAGATGGATTTGAGATGCAGAAGGGAGTGCCCTGTAGCGGTGGTATGTCTGCTGATGCATTTAGACGATTTGATATGGTATTGTCAGGGCACTTTCACACCAAGAGTAATCAAGGCAACATCCATTATCTAGGCAGTCAGATGGAGTTTATGTGGTCAGATGTTGATGATCGTAAATACTTCCATGTTCTTGATACATCTACACGAGAGTTGACACCTGTTGAGAATCCTGTTACAATTTTCGAAAAGATTTTGTACGATGATACCAAACAGCAACAGGCACTTCGCAATGTATCAAATCTTGATGAGAAGTTTGTGAAGGTCATTGTGATCAACAAGACCAAGCCACAGGAGTTTGAGAAGTTCATTGATCGTATCAACATGCGTAAGATTCATGGATTACAGATCGCCGAGAACTTTCAGGACTTTGCGGGTGCACAGGTAGATGACGAAAATATAAATCTTGACTCTACAGATGAATTGTTGTATACTTATATCGAAGCCGTAGATACAGATCTAGATAAAGATCGAATCAAGATGCAGGTTCGTGAACTCATGATTGAAGCACAGACATTGGAAATTGTATGACTTGGTATGATAATCGATTCCCTCAGCCCGAGCAGACCGAAGAAGAGTTTGCATTTCTCACGGCTAACTTTAAAGATACGGATGTGTTATTAGAATATGGTAGTGGGCATTCTACTCCTAATCTAGCACCGCTAGTAGATAAGATGATCACTGTAGATCACCATCCTGACTGGTATAACAAAGTAAAAGATATGTGCGCGGAATATACCAACGTAGAACACGTATTGGTAGAGTTAGACGCTCCTCGCATACCACCAGCGGACTGGAGTACTAATCCAGCACGTAAGTACGGTTATCCTACTCCACATCAATGTGTGGAATCCTACGTACATTGGCCAGAGACACAGACAGATACTTTTGATAAGGTGCTGATTGATGGTAGAGGCAGACAGTGGGTGGCACCTATTGTACGCCCCTATCTGAATGAAGGGCACGAGTTGTTTGTACATGATTATCCTGATCGTGAAAGATACTTTACAATCGAGGCTTTTTATGATATAATAGAAGTCGTAGGAACAATGGCGAAGTTCAGATCTAAAATATGATTATATTTCACACTCTTAAATACAAAAACTTTTTAAGCACCGGAGACCAGTTCACTGAACTTGATCTTGAGAAGACAGCAACCTCTTTAGTAGTAGGGCATAATGGCTCGGGTAAATCTACTATGCTGGATGCGCTATCCTTTGGGCTTTTTGGAAAAGCGCATCGTAATATAACCAAGACACAATTGGTTAATAGTATCAACAACAAAGCATCCGTTGTTGAAGTTGAGTTCTCGGTCTCCGGTGCGCGTTATAAGATTGTCCGCGGGCAAAAGCCTGTGGTCTTTGAAATTCATCGTGATGGTGTTGTGATTAATCAGGACTCACATGCGAAAGAATATCAGAAGATCCTTGAGCAGAATATTCTTAAGTTGAACCACAAAACTTTTCACCAGATCGTTGTGTTGGGTAGCAGCAGCTTTATTCCTTTTATGCAGCTACCCGCACAGCACCGGCGTGAAGTTATCGAAGATCTTCTGGACATTAATGTGTTCTCTAAAATGAATCAGATTCTTAAAGAGAAAACCTCTATGTTGAAAGAATCTATATCTTCTAATAGCCATGAGGTCCAGCTGGTACAGACTAGAATAGAATCACAAAAGAAACATCTAGGAGAATTAGAGAAAATCTCTCAGTCCGCTAAACAAGATAAAATGCATTTGATTAGTGAAGAAGAAGCGGAGTTGGCTCTTCTAAATGTGTTAGTAACAAATTGGGAAGATACTGTTTTATCGGATCTTCAAACCCGCCAGTCTGCATTGGATACTAAGATCAATGAGATGGGTAAGTATGTCTTTCAGTTTAACTCTAAGCAGAAAGCATCTAACAAAGAGATTAAATTCTATGAAGACAACGAAGACTGCCCCACCTGTGAGCAAGCCATCGAGTCCTCCTTCCGATTGGATAAGGTACAGAACGCCAAAGACAAGTGGGACGAACTCGAAGAAGCAAGACAGCAGTGTGAACATCAAATAGGAAAGTTGACTAATGATAAACAAGATATTCAGTCCTCAATTGATTTGGAAATTGAAGAGCGGAATAAAATCAACACCATCAAAGAAAAAATCACATGGACTCAAAGACGAATTACTTCTTTACAGGGTGAGTTATCCGAACTCGAAACAGGTGTACATAGCCTGCAAGAAGCACGAGATACTCTCTCAGGTGAAGAAAGTAGGAGACAGGCTTTAGTTGATTCCAAGCTTGAACTCGCCGAGCAGCGAGAATACAACAACGTCATAACCGAATTGTTAAAAGATACTGGTATTAAAACCAAGATCATCAAGCAATACCTGCCGGTCATCAATCAGTTGACTAACCAGTATCTTCAGGTGCTTGATTTCTACGTTCACTTTGACTTAGACGAATCTTTCAAAGAAACCATACGGTCACGTCATCGTGATGCGTTTTCTTATGACAGTTTCTCCGAGGGTGAAAAGCAACGCATCGACTTAGCACTTCTGTTTACTTGGAGGCAGGTTGCTAAGATGAAGAACAGTATCGCCACCAACCTACTGATTCTTGATGAGACTTTCGACAGTTCTCTCGATGCGGATGGGGTAGAAAATCTACTCAAGATTCTTGAAACTATTGATAACGACACGAATGTATTCATCATCTCACACAAAGGTGAGTTGTTGGACAACAAATTTGATCGCAAGATCGAATTTATCAAGCACAAAAACTTTTCTAAAGTTGCTTGACACCCGCGGTACAATGCTGTATAATGTATACAATATTAACTTAAAGGAACTATATAATGGAATTATCTGAATCAACCCTTGAAGTACTCAAGAATTTTTCTTCTATAAATTCTAATTTGGTCTTCAATGAAGGCAACGTAATTAAGACTGTATCTGAAGCCAAGAATGTTTTAAGTACTTCTACCTTAGACGTAGAGTTTCCTCGTAAATTTGGTATCTATGATCTCAATGAGTTTCTTAGCACCTTGTCTTTGCTAGATACTCCTCGGCTCAAGTTTGAGGATAACTTTGTAATTGTGAGCGATGGTAGTGGTCGATCTCGTATCAAGTATCATTATTCTGATACTGAGATGTTGACTTCACCTTCAAAAGATATTATAATGCCTGAGACTGAAGTTAAATTCACATTAGATCGTGAGACGCTGTTGAAGATTAAACGCGCAGCCTCTGTTCTAGGGCACACTGAGGTATCAGTATCCGTTAAGGATAATGTTATGGCTTTAAGTGTTATAGATAATAACGACAATACGTCCAATGCATTCTCAATCGATGTTGACGGTACGTTTGAATCTACCAACTTTAGTTTCGTATTCAACATCTCAAATCTTAAGATGATTGACGGCGATTATGACGTTGGTATTTCGTCAAAACTAATTTCACATTTTGTGAACAAAGAGACCGGTATTGAATACTGGGTAGCACTTGAAAAAACTAGTACTTATGGAGTATAATGATGGACAATGAAGAGTTGATTGATTTGGTGAATCGTGTTACACGGAGCACTGTAGCTGTAATTGACACCGTAGCCGCACGTGGTGGGTTTCGAGGTGAAGAACTAGCGACCATTGGGCAATTACGAGATCAAAGTATTGCACTAATTCAGATGGTTGAGACTGAACAGTCTAATGCTGAAACTGAAGCTGAGTAAAAGCAGCACTATTATATTATGAGGTATGTGAATGAGCAGAGAAGAGTTTCTTTGGGTTGAGAAGTATCGCCCCGCGAAGATTGCGGATACAATTTTACCAGGTAAGTTAAAAGAAACGTTTAGTGAAATAATCAAGTCCGGTGAATTACCAAACATGCTGTTCACCGGCACCGCAGGTCTCGGTAAGACCACAGTTGCAAAGGCTCTTTGTAACGAACTGGACCTAGACTTTATCATAGTCAACGGTTCAGAAGAAGGCAACATTGAAACCCTACGAGGCAAGATCAAACGATTTGCTTCGTCTGTATCACTACAGGGTGGTGTCAAAGTTGTTATCCTTGATGAGGCAGATTATCTGAATCCTCAATCGACACAGCCAGCATTGCGCGGGTTCATCGAAGAGTTTTCAGATAACTGCCGATTCATTCTCACCTGTAACTTCAAGAATAGAATCATTGAACCACTCCACTCTCGGTGTGGCGTATATGAATTCAATACATCTAAGAAAGACATGCAAGCCTTATGCGAGCAGATGATGCAACGAGTGTTGTATATTCTGAAAGAAGAAGGTTCTCCTGTCAATGGTGTTTCAAAGCAAGGCATTGCTGAACTCATTATGCGATACGCCCCCGACTGGCG